CATTCACGTTGCCAGTAAACGCCGGGCTTGTGTCCGTGCTCGCCGCAGTCAGGCGACCATCAGCATCAACAGTGAACGACGGCACACCGTTTTGACTTGCGCCATAGGTGCCAGAAGAAACAGAAGTGCTAGCAAGCTGTGTAGCGCCAATAGAACCGGCAGTAACAGCAACAGTGATCTGTCCGTTACCAGGCGTGTTGTCACTAACAGTGATACCAGTACCACCAACAACATCGCTAGTCAGGGCTGTGTCGATCTTAGAATCGATCGTGCCATCAACGTAGGTTCTGTTAGTTGCGTGACCGCCTGCAGTAGGTGCAATAGTGGTCAACTGACCTGTCATGGTTGCACCAGACGTGGTGACAAAACCAGTGGTATCAGTTACACCAGTAACCCAAGCACTAGAAGACGCATCGTAAATCTTGAGAGTATCGTTAGTAGTATCAAACCACAGGTCACCGTCATCCAAGGACGTGGTAGGTGCGGTTGCACTAACGCGATAACGAGCAGCAAAGTCGTTTACACCGCTCATATTAGTAGCAACGGTGTTTACGTTACTAATAGAACCTGCAACAGTGTTGACATTGCTAATATCACTTGCAACAGTACCAATGTCGGCTTGATCGTTAGCAACTGTAGTCACATTACTAGAAATACCAGCAACGGTAGTGACGTTTGCAGAGATACCTGCAACAGTACCGATGTTGGTAAGGTTATCTTCAACCGTCCGAACGTCAGCAATATCAGTAGCCACAGCACTAACATCAGCGATGTCGGTTGCAACAGTGTTAATATCAGAAACGTTAGAAGCAACAGTAGTAACTTCCGTAGCCTTAGGTGTCAGACGGTGGAAGGTATAGGTGTGGAGAGTAGAAGTAGTTTCAACAATCGCACCATATCCCGATGCCAGAACAGTAGAGCCACAACCAGTAATGGTCACAGTGTTAGAACCAGAGCCATTAGCAATGGTCACAGTGCCGCTAGACGGTGTACGGCTAGTAGCAATCTCTTTAATGCTAATCAGAGTACCAGTACCATTATTGACATCTGGGTTAGCAGTTGGGAAACTTGTTTCATTAGCAATAGGAACAAAACCACCAACGTCATCTACAAGATCAATAACACGGGCATCAATAGCAGCAGTAGTTGCAATGTGAGTATCAGCACTACTCCAAGTAGCACCGCTAGTAATAGTTTCTGTACTGTCTTGACGGAAGTAACGATTGTCAAGCTGACCACCTACTAGGTCGGTTTCTAAACTGTCTACATAAGCCTTAGTAGCAGCATCTTGTGCACCAGTAGGATCGCTAACACTTGTAATGCGGCTAGACTCAACGTCTACAGTACCCGTACCGTGGGGGCTGATGACAACGTTTTCGTTACCAGAATCACTGACAATTTTCTTACCGTTAACATCCAGGTTTTCCAACAGTGTTTGTACAGACAAAGCACCTGCAGGAATGCTAACAAAACCACTTTGTTGATCTACGCTAAACGTATCACCAACACGGAATTTACCGTTGTGGTCAGTAATAGCAGCCCAAACTTTACCATTATTGCGCTCTATTTTTTGGTGAGATTCTTGGTGAACACCACATTGACTTGTACCAGAACCAAGAGGATAAGTACCAGTTGCATATTCAGGCAAAGCACGGTAGTCAGTACCAGAACCCACATATTCCATGGTATGCCCAGAAGAGGCAATCATAGAACGAAGGTAGAACTTAACAGAAGAATTATCGGCAGGAGCGTTTGAAAGTCCTAGGTTTTGAGTACGATCACTAGAGTCAGGGCGACTAATAGTAACTGTAAATTCAGTAGATGATGTTACAGTAGAAGACAGGACAGGATAAAGATTACCACCGACCTCTACCAGCATATTACTAGCTGGTCGCAAAGACGAACCATGCCAGCTAGAGTGCGCTGCCACACCATCAACAGTAAATGTAATATCACCAGAACTAGGTGTACCTTTTACAGAACCAGAAAAAATTTCAGTAGTAGATTTACCGTCTGCAACCAGAGAGAACCGACCAAAGTCAGAAGTCGATGCTGCCAGGTTAGCTTGACCACCGTTAAAACATGCAATATGGAAGTGGTTAAAAAATGCGTAGCTACTGGTAGCCTGCATGTAACCGTTATTGGTGACAAAGATACCAGGAGCATCTAGACCAGTATGGGTATAGCTGTCACAAACAATCGACCGGAGAGGAGAATTGTCGTGAGGTACAGAACCGTCAACCAACAAACCACCACCAGTCGGTGCAGAGTCAAGGTCACCAGCCTTACCTTTATCTTCTACACCTGAGTAGAAAGCAAGGTTATTGTTATCAATCTCAGAATCAGAGAAGTTAGTACAGTTCTGGATGTACGGTGACTTGTAGATCATGGCGTTCGGGTAGAACGACACGTTCCAACCTTGTGTAGGAGGGAGACCATAAGTAGAGTCTTCCCACAAGGATCCAGTGTCACCACGGGTACCGCTAGCCTTCATACCTGTAAACGTCATGTTATGCAGGTATGTACCGCTGTTCACACGGAACAGGCTGCTAGTTTCAGTAGCAGCAGTTGGGTGTACAATAACGTTACGGACAGAAGCACCGATAATTGCAACATCAAGTTTTTCGATGTCAATAGGTGCAGCTTCCTGATAAATACCAGGCGCGACTAACACACAGCTTCCATCACCGTACGTTGCATCAGAATTGATAGCCTGTACAGCAGCTTTAATGCTAGCCTTTGGTGTAGAAAGTCGGTGACCATCGTTGTTATCATCACCGTTGATAGCGTCAACATAGATAACCTTTTCAAGTTTGGTAAACGTACCACCAGAGGTAATACCTTCCCAGCTTGACCCGTTCCACACATGGAAGGTTTTGTCACTATCATTTTGATACCAGAACTTACCAGTTTGATAAGTTGAACCAGCTGGTGTACCAGTTTGAATCAGTGTATCGTGACGAGTCTTGGCTGCAAGAGCAGTAAAGATATTAGTGTCAGTAGGGGAGGGGGATTGTGCATCCTGCTCCGCATTGTTAATAATATCGCTGCTCTTAATACGGTCAAGGTCAACAGAGTTAGCACTAATGCCAATAGTTACCTGACCACCAGATGCGGTTTTATTAAGACCAGTGCCATCTACAAGGATGTCACCTTCAATAGCAGTGTCAATCTTGCTATCTACTCGGTCATCAATAGCCTCAGTAGATGCAATCTTGGTGTCATTGCTGACCCAGGTATCGCCATCATACAGTGTATTGTCATAGCGATCCCAATAGTAGTCCTTTAGATATTGATCAACATCATCAGGAATACCTTGGCAGTTAGCCTCTTGAATAGCATACCGCAACTGTTCAAAGTTCTTATTCAGGTCATCAGACCGAATAGCTGATCCAGGGTTAAACAAGGCACGGATGTCGTCAACCTTAGTAATCCTACGGATCTTAACATTGTCAACAGTAGGCTCACCAGGGTCAACAGGGGTGGCTGGAGACGGAGGCGCAGTACCGGTGAACTCCACAATAGTGGGGTTAGCATCAGTAATGCGCCAGGGGTAGTTGGAATCAGTCGTGAGCTTTTCGTCGTATTCTTTAGTTGTAGCGTTCCAAAAATAAACGTGGATCTCAGATTTAAAGATATACGGGAAATCAAAAGAAAACTGTGTCTTTGACCCGTTACCTGCTTGAATTGTTTGTACGTCAGTGCACGACATAATTAGTTAATTACCTACGAATGTTTAAAGATTCATCAATGTCCAAAAATTCACCCTGCTCAGCAGCTTCTTCACGTAAGTCTTGTTGTAACTGACGTGCTTCAATTTGAGCATAAATGTTTGAATCAAGTTCTTGATATGCAAGTTCTTCGGCGTCACGGCGAGCTTGGTCCAACCGGAGATGAATCAAGTCCCATTTTTCCAGAGCCACTTCTTCGGATGTAGCACCTTCGCCACCAAAAAGTTGGGGGCGGCGGAGTTGCCTCATCCTAGCAATGCTGTCCCAATCACCAGCATCTTTCATGATGGATTTAATAGACCGTTCCCAATGCCCTTGTTCGCCCATAAGTCTAAACAATTCAGACCGTTCAGAAGCAGTTAGGCGTACACCGTTTTTGGTTCGGAAAGTAGTGTTATAACTAAACTCCATTTGCTCTAAAAACTTTTCTGCATCAGATTGAGATGAGGTAATTTTAATAGGACTGTAAGCATTGTACAGCCGTCCTAAAATACCGTAATCGTTAGTTGTTTTACCTGTAACTGGGCTATACACATACGGAGCACGGTTGGCTGGGTCCATCTCCATAATAAATTTATTACGGTTTGCCAAGACAGACATCAATTCATCATTGACTTCCATCATACCTTTAGTAAAGATACGACCCCATTCAGAACGTTGACCAGCAAGGGGACCGAGGCTATTGATAAAACCACCAGCCCAACGGTTCATTGCACCCTCGTTACCACTCAGCATATCCATAAGAGGTTTAAGAGTGGACAAACCAGTACGATCAGTAATAGCAGCACCTAAGACAAACATTGCCTTTTCAAAGAATCGTTCAGTGTAAGCTTCACCCAGCATGTCAAAATTGTCGCCAACATTAGCGACAAACGCCAGCCAATCAGCCAGCGGTCCAAGACCTTCATAGGAATAACGCTTACCGTCAAGACCTTTAATAGTACGACGTTCCCAGTTAGAATTTTTTACACGAGAACGTTGTGCTTCTTTATCATACAAACCGTCACCAGTCAACCGGTCGTTCATAAACAAACCGATACCTGCGGTAACAGCCATAGCACCCATAGCCTTGCGACCACGAGTTGTATATTTAAGGTCGGCAATTTTGTTTTGCTTTGCAAGCGAATCCATGCCATCTGTGTTGATATTACGAGCACGAAGTAGTGCGTCAACACGTGCCTCATCTGCAAAGAGATCGTCAAGTTTAGTGTAAGCCAACTCATTGATGTCCCGTTGGAATGGAGTCCAAACAGGGTTGTACTTACCAGCCACATCGATCATGTTCATGCCCGTAGTGGGGAACATAAGGAATGGGCGCATAGCAGGTACTTCTCTAACAAGATCACTCACACCTTCTGCTAATGGGGTGTCTAGGTTCAAAGCTACTTCACCAGTAGCATACCTAACTGCCTCATCAGTAATCATACCATCTTTGCCAAACATCTGTTTGTAGTATTTGTCGGCAATAGGTTTGATGTTTTCTTTAGTAATCTCCTTACCTTCTGACACCAGGTCGTCCATGGCACGGAATCGGGCTTCAGCAGATGCATTAAATACACCAGTAAAACCGTCCAATGCTGTCATAGCATTAGGACCAAAACGCAGAATAGGATCTTTAGCAAGATCGTTCAGTTGTTCGATTTGATCTACCAAATAGGTCAAACCATTGTTACCTTTCTCCATCTGTACCCGTGCTGCTTCACGCAAGAAATCCATCTCACGTTCTGATTGCAGCAGCAAGTCCATACGAGTACCAGCACGTACTGAATCGGGCTCACGAGATGCTTTCATAAACACTTCACCTGCGTACGGTGTAGCACGCTTAAGTGTTTCACCAATAGAGCTGTATGCCATCCAACCACGTTGAATAGCTTTAAGGTCTTTAGCAGCTACAGCACCAGCAAAGTGTGCAATAGGTTGAGCAACAATACCACCAAAGTTACCAACCATAGCCTGGATAGGAGTAACAAATGCAGATAGAATGCTGTTGTAAATGTTAGACCACACACCAGCAATAAGCTTGTTTTCTACCTCAGGGTTAAGATTAAGAATACCCTTACCAATATCAGCAGTCATACCAAAGATGTATTGATTCATCTTAGTAATGGTATCGATGCGACCATCAGTCAGCTCATATGCCATCAGGAATTGATCCATCAGCTCAGGTTGGTTGTTAGCAATCATACGCATAGTAGACGCAAATCGTTGAGAATCCTCAAAGATACGCTGTGCTACTTCAGGAGCAGCTTCTACAGTTGCTTTGTTAAAACCTGTGATATTTGTAAATCCTTGCTGGATCTGTTGTACCAGACCCATCTTACGATTTTTGTAATACTTAGCAGAAGCACTGAGTTGTGTAGTGTACTGCATAAGATCAATGATCTTGTCTTGAGCAGCTTTAACTGCAGGCGTTCCAGTCATCAGGCGTGCACCCTCAGAAAGGTCTGAGATGCGTCCAGAAAGGCTTCCAGCAAGCAGAGACTGTGCCCTTGCTACATCCATACTGGTAAGCTCTGCTCCAAAGCCTCTAAGGGCTTTTGCAGCCATAGCAAAACCTTCCTCTGCCAGAACTTCTGTGCCGTCAGGTTTACGTGTAATGTAAGGTTCTAGTACAGCACGGACATCTTCTTTAGACATGCGAGGGTCAAACAGCTCAATGGCTAGGTTCTCACCTTCGTCAATAACATCTTTAAAAGATACCTTCCAGTTACTGCCTTCCATACCGATCTCACCAGCTTGCTTTAGCTGATCAGCCAGTCCAAGTACAATATCTTGTGCGTTATCACCACTGCTAAGACCGTACTTAAGAGCAGGCTCAGAAATAACATTACCAAGACGGCCATTTACACTGTCAAGGTTACGCGCAATACGCACCTGGTCCACAGCAGCACCAACAATACCAAAGTCATCAACAGTGCGTACACCGGTTTCAGTGTAATCAAAGGCATCGTGAATACCTTTAATAGGTGCATCTAGGCTGGGGTTCTGTGAGTACCCATACATACCCACCTCATCTAAGGCTTCTTCCTGCTTAATAGCACCTTCAATAATATAATCTTCAGGCGTTTCAGCTCGTGGTTTAGGAGAGTTACCTTCTAACCATTTTTTAGCCTCAGCAGTTTCACCAACCAATTTATTGGATTTACGCAAACCGGCTGTAGTACCAGCAATACCGAGACCGAATTTAGCAGCAGCGCCAGCAAGCTCAACAACCATGCCTAGACCTAGGTCTTCACGGATATTCTTTTGTCGTTTTTGATCCGGAGAGTCGCTATCAAGTGTAGCAATGCTATCAGGAATCAAATCATATGTTTTAGGAAATGCTTTTTTAAGACTACCTGTAGCATTGTGGTCTTCATAATCGCTACTAACAAGACCAACACCAAGACCAGCAAGAGCTTCAACACCACGGTTACCTAGCCACTGGATAAACTTATTGTTACCAAGAGACCAACCAACACGTGTGTTTGCAGCTACACCAAGTCCTTTCAGTTTTGCAGTACCAGTAAGCGTCGGTACGACAATACCAGAAATGTCACGAGCAGCCTGATACTCTCCATATTGGAATTCAGGCAGCTTCGGAATCTCAACACCAGGAATGACATTGACAACATCAGTTGCAAAGTCAAGTACACCAGTAGGGATTGCAGCGTATTGCTCTGCGTAGAACCTAGGGTCTTGGAATTTTTTAGCGTTTTCAAGGGCTGCAAGACGTTCGTCTTCAGGATCAACTTCCGTAGAAGCTGGGGGTTGTTGTGGAGTAGGTTGTGGGGCTGCCGTAGCAGTAGGTTGATCCATGGCGGATTCGGTAACGGCTGCAGCAGCGGATTGCTGAGCAGCCTGTTCCTGTAGATCTGCCTCAGCCTCTAGACGAAGCTCAGGAGACATCTCGTCTTCACCTGGATCATACCTAAACCTTTCTTCAAGATCGATAGGCATAGTTCAATTGTTTAAATTACTGACCTGCGTAGTGGTAAAAATTACCTTTAGGGTCAAACATAGGATCTTCAGCCGCTACCCTATTTTTAAGCATAGACTGACCTTTAAATTCAGTTCGACCATCTAAACGTTTGTAAAATTTAATAATCTTTTCTTTATTTGCTTTCAGTCTGGCAGACAGCTTAGGTTCATAACGTGCAGTACCGATAGTAACAGCTTCATACTGATCAGGTTGGCGGATTACATCGGCAATAGTTTCACCGTAATTACCTGAAAGCAATCGAGTTAGGACATTAGCAGCAACGCCAAATTCATCATCTGTACCACGTGCAGCTTCGCCACTTACAACATAACCAAGTTCTGCCCAATCTTGATCAGTAAGTTGATCAATAGCACTGGTAATGTTGTTAGTAGTTACAGCGTCCCGGAACATAGTACCACGGCGCATTGATGGTGCTTGCGCGTAATACTGAGTGTTACCAGCTGCCATGTTTACAGTATGGACTTTTCTTTCAAAACTAGCATTGGCATCATTAAGAATGCGTTGCTGTTCAGGGGTAAAGCTAATAGCGCTTACTACCTGGGGCGGGTCAAAAGTTTCCTTTCTACCACCAGCAGCAAATGCACGGTTATAAACTTCATGCAACGGCATACCGTTAGAGAATCCCTGTACAGCACGCTCAAGCGGTGTAGGGGTAAAACCAGGTTCGCCATAGTTTTGAGCTACGTATTCCATACGTTCGGCAGTCATAAATGAATTAGGAATGTTTAGCACAGACTTAAAACCAATCGACTTGACCTGTTTTCTAAGAGATTCATAATCACGATAAGCCTTTTCAGCGGCGGCAACATTACCTTGACGTGCTTCAATCCAAGGATAAGAAATCGTACCATCAGCATGTAACTTACGATGGTATTCAGCACCTTCTGTTTTAAAAGTTGTAGTGTAAAGATCAGCTTCATCAGAGGTAGCTTTAGCAACAGCCTCTTCTACAGTATAACCCTTCCGACCATTACCATAAAGCAACTTAGCTTGCTTCATAATTTTAGCTCTAAAATGGATACGTGCAGGAAGAGAACCTGCTTTACCGAGTTTAGCAGTACCAAACTCAGTCGTACCGGTAATGACACTCTCTGCTTTTTTAATAATATCTTGTACAGCCTTGGTGCGGAATTGACCAGGACCGTCTTTATAGCGCTGCTCGATGACAGCACCTTCAGTAGGGTTAACAGCTTTAGCCGCGTCAACCAACTCAGGAGTTAGTTCATAGTCAGGTAGAGATGCAATACGCTCAAATTCATGATTACGATGAACAGCTTCAATGCTTGTGTACTTAGAGAGGTTTTCAAGTGGCTGGTAAACCTTACCGTTCGTTTTCTCAACATACATACGTTGAGCATCAGCAATGTTTGCCATGGTCGGGTTTAATTTAACAGCCCTGACAAGCTCTTCGCCATACTCTTTGTGGCGAACCTTATCAAGCTGTTCCTGCTGACGTTCATGATCAATGGTTTTTTGTATACGATCAGAAAGAATCTCACGCCGAATACCGACAGGCAAACCCTGCTTATTACTGTAAAGTTTACCAAACTCAATACCTTGAGGATGTGCTTCGGTAACAATAATTAGACTATCAATTTCACCTTGTTTACGGTAAAACTCACCAGTTACAGGGTCTTGAGCGTTCAAAACGGCTTTAACATCTTGCCACGATTGACTACGGTCACCACCATTAGCATCTACAATATGCGTCCAGCTGTTGTTAAAAGTAGCATTAAAAAGTTCAGACGGAGCAGATTCAATGTTAGCTAACGCAAGAGCATGGCGTTGCTCTTTACGTTCTTTAACTTCAGCATCACTAGCTGTTTTTAAAAACGTAGCGTCAATTTGATTGAGATAATCAAACTCAGCTTGTACATACTTAGGGCTGTACTCTTGACTATATGTAGTCTTAAGTGCTTCACGTGCTGCGTTAACAATGTCTCTATGGTCTTGAGCAGTCAAACCTCCCAAGCCCTGAGCTTGCTTAGCATCAGCAAACTGCATTTTTAAGCTGTTCAAAAGCTGAACATAACCGCCACGCCTAGTAAAACCGGCAACATTACCAAAGGTAGCATTAGTACCAAGTGCATCGTCAGAACCCTTCATAGTCTCACCGGCTAGAGGGTCCAGAGTGCCTTTCTGTTCTAATTTATTAATAGCAGATAATTTCTGTATGCCTAGAATGTTTTGAGCAACCCTTTCTGCTTGAGCATTGATCGTATCATCTTGGCTCCTATCGCCAAACTGGTCTCTATATTTAGCAGCTTCTCTTTCTGTTTGTACCGTTGATACAACCTTAGCAGCAGTTGTGCTAAGATCAGCAATCGTATTAAAGATAGCTTCGTTAGCCTTAGTATCAGCTGCAATCTGTTGCTGATCTGCTTGCTGCTTAAGTTGCAGACCACGAAGCTCATTTCGCATGTTTTGGTCTTGGATCTGGAAGTTCTTTTCTTCCATTCGCCGGGTAGCGGCTTGATCCTCTTTTTGTTGTGCAAGAGTACGGCGACGTTCGCTGATCTCCATCTCTGCACGTTGACGCATGTTTTGAGCAGTACGTTCACTGTCCTCACGCATACGTTGTAGGTTACTTTGATCTACACGCCCTGGTCGGTAACCACGCGACTGAGCGGATCTACGATAGTCTGCCATAACTTATTACGTAATGAAAGGGTTATCTCCCATAGTACCGATCTTTGCTACACTCATTGCAGCTGATCCAATACCCTGAACAAGAGGTGCAAACGTGTTTTGTTTAAGAGGTGGAGCAATATACTGTGGATCGACTTGCATAGGTTCAACAAAAATACGTTCAGGTGTTTGAATAGGTTTAGGTAGACTAGGCAGCTTTTCAGGTCTAATCATCAAAGACGACATAACATTTTGATCGTCTTGAAATTTTTGGATTACAATGTCACGCATGTTGCGTGCAGACTGTGCACGAGCGCTAATCATGCTAGCATTCATAACAGCACGCTCTCGCCCTGTCTGTGCAGCAGCACTTTGCATTGCCTTAGCACGAGAGTTGCCAGCCTGAACCATAGACGCCTTGCCTTCAGCCTGAAGTGATTCAATTAAAAGCCCTTCCTGTTTAAAAGCGTCCTCAGCCATAATCTCATTAAGAGATGCCTGCTCGGACTCTAGAGCTTCCATTGCAGCCATGCTGTTGTAAGTTAACTGAGTATCTGCGTTTTCAACAGCACCTAGATATTGCTGAGCAGCTTGCATGTACTGGTAATCCTGCATATCCTGGTTATACTGCCAATTTCTCAGGCTAGTTTCCCATTCGTATGCACGGTTGTTATAATAATTCTCTTTGTCTGCTTCAAAAACTTTTTTATTATATTTGTTAGTTCTTCTAGCTTGTTTTGCGGCAGCCTTTTTCTGGGCAGCGTGACTTTTTGCGTTTTGTCTATTGTTTTTTTTAGCCTGATTTGAGGCAGAAATGCCTCCGGCAATAGAAGCTACAGCAGAAACACCTGCAAGAACACCCAGAATGTTCATTTCCAGACCAGAGACGGCAAGCTGCTGATCCAGTAAATTTTCTTTTGGATTAAACATCAAGCCCTCCTATAGAATCGTGGGGAATAGTTACCTTCCCACATCATTGACACCAACGATACAGGGTATGGAAAATTACTTGTCACTTTAAGTTCAAAATTAGTATTACGTTGGTGAATAGGTAGAGTAAAAATCTGTTCGTTAATTACAGGGTTGGTATCACCTTGATATACACCAGCTTCAGTAGTATGCTGTACATCTTTCCATTCGTTAGATCCTGTTGGTTTGATCTTAAAACGGATCGCACCTGATCGACCAGCTGACAAACGGATTCTATTGATAATCAATGTAGCTGTATAATCAGCGCCTGGTTGACCCTGTTGGAAGTAGAACTTAGGCATTGTAACCTCTAGGTCATAACCATAGCCCACTACGATACCATCAGCATAATCAGTAAACTTACCTTTTACTTCAAAGTACCTATAGTTAGTGCTAGGTTCAATGCGCTCAATAGCTGTTGCCCAGTAACCCTGATCTGAGTCTAGCTCAGCATCTGTACCGTCATCAGCAGTAGGTACAGTCAGAAGCATGATAGCTTCTTTATCATCAATAGGTGTGTACGGGACGTAGATCTTAGTGATGTCATTAGTCTCGTCATACACCACTGCATCAACATTACCAGGATCAGGGCTAACTGGACGTGTTGCCATATCAAGTGGGACGTTACCTGTATAGCTAGAAGATGTAGACACAACGTTACCAGAAGGTAGCTCATCTAGACTAATAATACCTAAGGTATATTGGTCTTCATGTTGAGATACAATGGTAACATCATCGTTTAAAACTTCTGCAACCTGTAAATTACCAGGCACTTGCCATTTAGTCCATGCTTGGAATAAATCTTCCTGCCCGTTATTGTAGAATCGGTATGAATACATATAAGATGTATCACGATCAATAAGCATTACAAGAGAGTTTTGAGGACTTGTAAGCATAAAATCAACCGTATCCGGTAGCCACTCAAGAACAGCTTTACTAATATCTACAACAATAGGTGTCTGTTCTACATCACGTAGCGCCAATGAAAAGACTTTACTGTACCCAGGTACTTTACTGATAAAAGATACAGTGGTACCCATGTCTACGGGACGGACATTTGGTTCCATCTCATAATTAGACAGCGGTCGAATCAATGCAGTAGCCTTTGTAATGTCACTAGCATCTGAAGCGTATAGTTGAAACTGCTGACGTTCACTAAATAGCAACAAACCTTGTGGTGAAGGAAGCACCTCAAACAGTCTTACAGGACGGACACTGGATACATTTAAGTCAACAGGGTCTGGATCAATTGCAGTTAACGCTGACTTAGAAAAGAAGTTGTAGTTGTCGTTGGCTACACCCAGGATTACATTATCCTCAGCCAGCACACCAAACCGGTTGTTAAAAAAGAATGTACAAGCAATTTTCTTACCAACAAATGAAGGGTCTGGGTTAGTAGTAGTGTCACCTGTTTTACGTTCCTTGTAAGTAATAGGACCAAAGGTAAACGTAGTAGCACCAGTATTAGCCAGTTCATGTGGCAGAGTCGTGTTATCGAGACCAGGGGAGACATCACGTGCCCGTGTTTCTTCCCAGTAACCATAACCACCCACACCGTTTTCAGCGACAAACTTTAGATAGTAATCATCTTCAGCAGTAGAGCTGTTTAAGATTTTAACAGTATGGTTATGAAATGACTCTAGCGGCAACAAATCAACGGTAGTTACCTCGTCTTGGAATGTTTCCAAAGCGTCGTTACTAACGCCACCAAGACCACTAAGTTGGAAGTACTTGTAAGTAACACTGCTACCAGGCTCAGCATCAACTACAACAGCATTAGATTCAGTTGTACGTCGAATCTGGATACTATTAGCGTAGGAGTTAAGGTACCATTTACCGTCAAACTCTGTATCGCTTGCAGTCTGACGCGCCTCCAGAAGCGTTTTAATAGCTCCTAAAAGGTCATGGCTAGCATGTGTACCCGTAAGGAAGCTATTAAACGTAGTAGAGGCTTGTGTGGTAGCTGTAGTGCTATGCTCTGTACCATTAGATGTACCTTTAATTTTTATCGTATGTACATCACCGTCAATAAGAGACTTGAGCTTTAGAGTTGCCTGTGAATTAGCTACAAATGTAGCATCTGCTTGTTTTGCAGTTGTTACCGTTTTATTAGTAACAATGGTAACATCTTGAATACTACGGAAATGGTAATGAGACTGCTCGGTACCAGTCAGATAGGAAGTACCGGTATTGGTAACGGTACAGAACGTACCATCTTCCGCAGTCCATACATAAATGTTTGTACCTTTAATGCATCCAACATAAGAACCAGCAGCACCACGGTCAATAAAAAACCATGCAGCATCAGCTAACTCTGTTTTACTAAAAGCAGTACCATCTGCCTTTTTAAGAACATTGATGTGACGCATCCCTGGACGTTTCAGGAGACCAAAGGTAGGATCAGGGTAGCCATTGACACATTCGGTCAACGTGTTGGGTAGTTTTTTATCATCTGTTTGGCGAGATACACCACCAAGAAAGTTAGGAATTTGCTGTGTTACTGCTGGCATTATCGTTGCAGGCTATGGAACGGTTTGTAACTATTGTAATAATTCTCACCCTGCGGTTCCCCAAAGAAGGAATAATCGCCCTGGTTGCATTCGTACTCCAGAGCCATAGCTCGTGCATACGCTTCTTTTTGTTGCAGCATTTGGTACTGATTACCATCACCGATGATCCGGCTAGACACAACAGTAGCAGCACGTGCTACGATGTATGCCTGCACGACATCAGGAATATGCTCCCAATCAAAGTACCACAAGACATCAACATATACGCTTTCGTCTGTCCACTTGTACGAGTGTTTAATTCTGTCGTAGAGCTTACCTCCACGGATGATGCTGTCAAACTGGCGGTTACCTGAACGCTTAGAGGAGATGTTAAGGTCCACCTGCAGCATGTTATCAGGGATGATAATTTCGTTGTTATAATCAGGTGTGAGTTCGTAATCAAATTCTTTATTATATGTCCATCCTTCGCTCTGTACCTCACGTGACACTTCTCTCAGGGTGTTGAGTGCAATCGCAACGTCCGGGTTGGCTTGGGTTTCAACTCTTGTCTCTACCTTAGATTGAGTCAACGTACGTTCAGCCACAGTCTGAGAAATGTTCAGAGTGTATTCGTACGTGACAGGATCAGTAGCAGGTGTAGCTTCCACACCAGCAACAGCAATAGACGTACCAGTAGTAACACCAGTTCCGCCGATATAAGTACCGACAGGGATGTTAGCAACTTGAGTAGTCAAAGTGGTACCGGAGATAGAACCAGTAAACCTAGTTACCTCACTAACGATAAGAGTTTCTTCAGTTGTCAACGTAGTTACAGGAGCCTGACCAACTGACGCCAGGATCTGATTAACAGCTTTAAGCTCAGTGGAGCCAGTAGATAGGTAAGGCATAGTTGATAATGAGTATTATTCTCAATAAAAAATTAAAAAAAAGGAGCCCCCGAAGAGGCTCCCATATAAGTACTGATCAGAAGCCAGCAGGCTTGGTAGCAGTACCAGCAAACAGTTCCACACAAGCAGCAGGATTCAGGTAGTCAGCGCCCATGGCGAGACGACCCAGGATCACGTCACCCTGGTAGATGGTGGACACGTCGCCACTGGTGACTTGCACCTGAGGAGCGATAGCCTCCACGCAGCCAGCACCTTCGCGTTGGAAGATGAGACCACAGCTGTTAGCGAATTCGGTTTCTTCACCGTACTCATTGTTGATACCGGTAACATCGTTAGCAGCATCTTCAATAGCTTCGGACACGAAGGAACCAGTGTTACCAGGATCGGTCACACCGGGGTTCGTGGCAGAACCAGTACCATACTTGGTACCGTACTGAGAGAAGAACGGAATGTTCATAGACTTAAAGATCTTGATTCCGGCGATCTCCACCACGCCGTTTCCACCCTGCAAGGCAGAACCTTGGGAATCACGGTTCACCAAACCATTGCTACCAACCTCTTGGATCAGTGCATAGTATTGGCGGGGGTTGAGGACCCCGACACGTCCGTCCTGGCTGACACCCTTCTCATCGAGGGCAGCGGCAGCATCATAGAATGCGGTCACCAGCTTACCAGAATCATAGGCATCAGAAGCAGCGGTGCCGGAGGAACCAACACGGATCTGAGTACCGCCCGGCTCGACATAGCCAGACTTAGTGATCGGAGAAGCAGCACGTGCACCGCGAGTCAGGGCACGGAAGATCAGACGGTCATATTTTTGAGCAAGTGCGTAGCCGATCTTGCGAGAGATCTCGGAACGCATGTCGTAATGAGAAAGGGTCTCATCAAGGTCGTACAGGAATGCACTGGAGATCAGCAGATCATCGACCGTGATGGTCTTCTCAGCCACCGGAGGTGCCCCGTTGGAGTCACCCAGGATGCTGTTACCAGGCGTATGGAATTCCGCCTTGGTGTGACCAGTGTAGATAAACTGGAGAGACTTACCGTTGGTCAGCGTACGACGCATAACCAGATCCCGAGCGATAGCATTATGCTGGAATCCTTTGAACATTTCACCTGAGAAGAGCTTCAGGTAAAGAGCGCGGGCATCACCCGTCGCGTTAGATTGACCGGGGCGAGTCAGACTCGCAGCCATGTCAGAAGATTGAAAAGCCATTTTAATTAGATAATTTTATTTAAACAAGCTTCAAACGTTTGAAAAATTTTGCTGTCTATCCAGCCGTCTAGACGGTCAGAGGTATCGGCGTACCGGCTCTAACCAATGCAAGGGAGGTCCGACTCTGAGGTGCCTCCCAAGCTTTTTACAGAAGACCTTTAAGGCACTTCTTTTGTTTACGGCATTCTGGCTTTTTATCACCACAATGTCCACAGCGTTGAAACACAACCTCGGCATTACCGGGTGTCAGAGAAGTGACACTGGCTTTAACCTCATCAGATTGCATTGATTGGAACTGACCGTTTGCTGCACGCTTTCGTTTAGCTGGCATAATTAGTTAAGAACAGTTTTTTTGTATGCTGTGCCACGGTAGCACAGAGCGACTTCCTTTTCTTCACGGAGCATTTTGTGATACTCTTTGATGATGTAGCGCTTTTCGAGATCAGACATAGTTCGTACAAGATAAACCTAAGCCCCGTTCCATGCTTAGGCAACATGCGTCCCGTAAGGGATGAACGTACGAAATAATTAGCCGATTGCTGGTGCAGTCAGAGCGACAGGAGTCGAGTCAGCGGCTGCAAGATCCAGCGGGAAGTTGTGGGCATTACGCTCGTGCATAACCTCCATACCAAGACCAGCCCGGTTCAAGATGTCTGCCCACGTATTAATCACATGACCTTCACGATCTTGAATAGACTGGTTGAAGTTGAAACCATTCAAGTTGAACGCCATGGTTGATACACCAAGAGCAGTAAACCAGATGCCAACAACAGGCCAGGCAGCAAGGAAGAAGTGAAGAGAGCGAGAGTTGTTGAAAGATGCATATTGGAAAATCAGACGACCGAAGTAGCCATGAGCTGCGACGATGTTGTAGGTCTCTTCTTCTTGACCAAACTTATAACCATAGTTCTGACTCACCTCTTCAGTTGTCTCACGGATAAGTGAGGAGGTAACCAGACTACCATGCATAGCAGAGAATAGAGAGCCACCGAAGACTCCAGCAACTCCCAGCATATGGAATGGATGC